AAGGGGATCATGCTGTAAATAGTCAGAGAGTGGATTATATGTAAGAGTCCAGCAATCGTCTAGGCTCTCATTCTCTGCTTCCGCAAAGCATTCATTAATCTTGACGTACTTACAGCCGTTAGGAAAACGCCTTTTAAGTTCCTTAGCTCCTGCTTCATCAACCACATTAAAAGCTGAGGGGCGGAACCAATAAGTATTAATAGTAGAATTATTGATTGGATATTCCCCATTGTATTGAGGTGATAATCTTCCCCATGTTTCATAAGGGTCGTAAAGACCAGTAAGTCCCTGTGAACCTGATTTTGCTTTGTTTGCAAGGTGTGGGTAGTTTTCTATAACGTGGGAATAGTGAACTTCACGGGAGAAACGCAAGTAAGGAATGTCTTCCTGCTTCATTGCATAATTTGGAATTTTAACATACAAGCCACCATATGCTTCTAAACAAATACGGGTCTTTGGTTGCTTAGTCACTCCTACTACCTTAGTAACTACTAATGGAGATTTCTCCATACTGGGATCAAGTTCCTGACGACACTCTGGACATACAAGCATTCCTTGATTTTGAATTTCATCTTGTATCTCCACATCATCGTCTTCTGGCATATATTCATCGGATTCGAGCGCGGTATCATGCTCTGCTCCACTAATTACATCATCTAATGTTCTCTGTATCATTTCCTCCATAGGCGGCAGTTCCTGCGACTGTTCGGGAGGAACTTGGGATATTAGTTCTTGAATCTGCATTATCTGCTCTTCCACATCTGCTTGGCAGTGCGGGCAGAGATATTTCATTTGATGTTCGTCCTTCTCCTCCCTCTGATCGTAAGTTCCATATTTCTCATCTGACTTCGGATAGGAATAGCAAGCAATCATTCCCTCTGTACAATAAATGTACAGAATGTGAAGCCAAAGTAATGTTACATCGTTATGGCGAGCTACAACTTGCGCGATTCTATCACCTGCTTTCGCGGTCTGTAAATCAAGAGGATTAGTTGCATCGTCAGGATAGCAGGTAACAGCGGGAACTGTTACTGATAGGGCCGCAATAATCGACTCAAGATAGGCGCGAAAGATATTAACTGGTCTATCATAATAAGCCTGGTCCTCATAAGAATCCGTTTCTTGGGCAGGCTCATAGATTCTCCAATCATGCGCGACTTCATTGTACCAGATATTTGTGAAGTTATTCCAATACAACTTTAGCTTGCGCCAAGTTCTTATCTGGCGCTCGCGCACGGCAGTATCTTCTTTATCAAAGTGGTCTGCAACCTGCTTTAGAAGCTGCTGTAAATTGTCCGGTAATTCTTTATGCACTATCCCCTCACTCCCAACATATTACTGGGAGGCTTCATTCTTTTCATTTCGCGCTCCTCCGCTTTCTGCGTAGGACCAGTATACGATTTCTTTTTCTTATTTGCTGTGGCATAAAAAACTTGCTTACCTTTTTTCTCCCCATACTGCTCCTTCATTGAAGCCATTACTTTCTCACCACTACCAGAGAAGTATTTGGAAAGCGGCATTACGTTACCGTGATGCTATGCACCGTTGCTGTAACCGTATGCGTAACCGTAGTACTTGCCGCGATATCCAATTCAGTAATGTAATTACCTTGTGGATTATCAGATCGCTGTATAATTTCCAATACTTCCTCTTCCAACTTCCAATGCACGTCCTTCACATTATTAAATACTTTTGCAGTAATGGTACGGCCTGGCCCTATTGGACCAGTGAAAGTGAGAGTTCCAACAGGCATTATTTCTTCTCCTTCTTCTTCATAAGTTTGGAAACACTTCCGTATCCCTTCATTATATTCTGATGAAGTTTTGGCATTTCCTCATTATGTTCCGATGTTCCTTTCGGCCTTGGCAGGCGCGGATCACGCGGACCACCAGGAAGATTAATATCCTCACCCTTCTTTTTCTTAAAAGGGTTACGAAAGTACGAAGATAGAAATGATTCGCTTGGTCCTGTTCCTGCCATTGTATTATCCTATACTGTAGGAGGACCACCGATTCCGGGTGCCTTCTTTTTCTTCTTTAATGTACTAAACATATTACCTACTCCGCCTTCTGTAGGTCCGGTCATGGAAGTAGGCTTTGCTGCATTAAGGCCAGCTTTACCAAGAGCTAAACCTTTCTTGCCCATACCCATACCAGCTTTCATGCCCATACCAGCTACTTTTTTTCCTATTCCCATGCCAGCTTTAAGAATGTTCCCGAACATTTTCCCCTCTTTCCTCTGCTACAAGATCGAGTTCCTTTTCTAAATCCTCGGTACTTATATTCCCAACAGCAGGCGCACGAACATGTAACTTTGAATCGGGATTAAGTTCGTCCATCTTCTTCTTTAAGAGAACAGCGGCCTGTCTACTTTCAGCTTCTAATGTTTGTTGCTTTACTTTCCAGGGAATAGACTTTGGCATAATAGGTAGCATAGGGGCCGTCTGTGACGGCACTTCCACTGGAGATTCCTTGCGAACTATAGCATCAAGAAGCATTCGCTTTTCTGTTAAGGCTACTTCAAGTTGTCTTTGTAAGGAATCACAAGATTTACATCTTCGTTCTTCCATACATTCCTCGCAATGAGGATTAAACAGATGATGAAACCATTTAATGAGTGCGTGCATGATGGAATCTGCTGACTGGTTTGACTAGTTCAGAGTTATCCAGCCTACGTGCATTGCGATAAAATGCCGTAAAGTCCTGGGTACCTTCCAAGCGCGCAATAAGTTCTTCCCTCTCCTGTACTTTCTTGAACTCGTGCTCTGCCTCATCAAAATATCTGTCTGCTGCATCAACAGCGTATCTCTGTCCGTCGTAGGGATCGTCTCCATCAAATTCTTGCACATCTTCCGCTGGCACTCCATTCTTTGCCTTTGCGTACACGCACATTTTAATGGAGTTGATAGCGTTAGGACAGGTGCTAAAGATTTGGTATTTCGGGATGTCAATCTCTGGTGCAATAGGATCAAATGATGCCAAGTAACTTTTGTACTCGGATAGTCCACGATTGCGTAGAATCCACCTAGCGTGTTCATCATTGTATGCCTGTATATCTTGCTTGGGTTGATGCTTTAATTTCCACCTTAAGTATTCATGAAGCATCAACTTTCCTGCCACGCGCGATCCCGGTGTATTAGTAGTAAGTTCTATGGGCTGTCCTAATGCATCCGAAATTTGCTGCTGAATCGTATGCTCTTGTCCTCGATCTTGACCCGCGGACTTACAGAATCTGATGAATCGAGGATTTTCTTTATCTGTAAGCTCCTTGACGTATGGCGCCCATTCCTCAATTTTAATTCTCTGCCAATACTGTTCACGATATAAATACAAACGACGTTGAGGACTAATAGCAAAATAGCCAATCCAAGTGTGAGCGGCGTATCCCCAATCACCAATAACGAACTTAGGCCAATACTCTGGAATATCAAAGGGATCCACAACATGTATAGCATTCTCGGGTTCGTCTGGATATTTCTTATCCCGGAACTCATCGAATACTTGTCCAACATATGCATCGAAGTCACCGTAAAGTTTAGCTTTCTTTTCTGCTTCCGGTAATGCTTCCAATGATTGCGCGTAATTTGGGTCGATATGGTCCTTGTTGTCAGCCTGTGTAGCGAACACCATTATTCGCTTGTTACCGCCCTTACCTTTAAGAACAATTCCACCTTCTGGATAAGGGTCCACAAATCGCTTTTTGACCCATCCATGCCCAATGCCACCAGGCATTCCTGCACCCCGTATAATTGCAGGTAATGCAGACACGGAAGTCCTAACTCGCGTGAAGCCAATGTATAGGTAAATCCATTCGGTAAGAGATGTGATTTCATCTGGTGTGAATAAGTTAATTTCCATAGAATCGTATTTATGTACATCGTCTTCACTTTCGCAATGTCCTAAGAATATGTGCGCGCCATCGGGATCTGTTCCTGCTCCGTATTGGTCTTCTCTAGGAAAGCGCCATACCATTTCTGTTTTATTAAACTTGGCCCCAAAGGGGCGGAAGTATTCACGACTACGCGGGATAATCTCATTTCTTAATTCTGGAAATGTACGTCGGAGGAATACTTGCTTGAATAGCGGGTGAGTATGCCAGTTATTGACGATACCGTAGAGGAGGAGAACATCGGATTTACCTGAACCCGCGCCCCCTAAATACGCAGCCTCTTTTATAGTAGTAGGTAAGGCGAGAAATGGCTCCTGCTTACGGTTAGGCCACCACTCGCCTTTATCGTTGTATGGCACTTTAATTTGCGACGGCTCTTACTATTGCAGGACCAGCACTTGTAAGTCTAATAAAGGCAGCTTTAGTTTCAAATTCTCCTTGCGCGCTTACTGTTTGTGTAACCCATGTAGTCTGATCATTACTTCCTTCTACTGTGGAAGCTGCTGGAGTAATAAAGTACTTACAGTATCTTGCAGGAGTTGCCATTACAGTATTTTGTGTAATGGTGTGTGTCGGACCTATAGTTAGTGAGGTAGGCATTATTCCTCCAGAATTACGGTCCCTTTTCTATACGTATGTTATTCGGGCTTCCCGGAGGGTTCCCGTATACGAAACCGAAAGGGACGCTTTGTGGGCTCTCTCCTGAGGAATTTGCAGCAGTTATTGTAAGGTTGTGACTTCCAGGTGAAAACGCAGGGGGTTTGCCTTTGCAATCAAACGGAGCAGCGGTTCCTGTACAAGTAACAGTAAGGAATACACTGCCGGTCATTGCACCATCTAAATAATATTTATATACATAACTATTAGCATCGTTTAATGTCGGAGCTGCTTGATTCCACGCAAAGAAATCTGTTGGTCCTAGATTTGGACCTCCCTGGCTCGCTGCGCGCGCACCAAATAATATAATTAATACTATAACCTTTCTAATCATGGCTTTGGACCTGTCATTTGATCCTGTAGCACTTGAATTGCATCAAGAGGTCCAACGGTATCTGTATTGCCATCGAATCCCGCGTACTTTGTAGTTCCTGTAACAGTCGGGCGCGCATCTGTCCCACCTATTGCAGTTACTTGTATGGGGACATTAACAATCTGTCCCACTTCAAAGTTATGCTGAATCCTGTCCATAGGCATGATGCTACTCCTGCTCCGGCAAAGGCTCGCCTGTTACTGGATCTACACGAACAAGACCAAGGGTCTTATCGCGTGCTTTCCATTGTTCCTGTGTCATGTATCCCTCACCATTACCTGTATCAGCAACGGGAGTTCCATCCGCATTGTTTACTCTATGTAGCTTCTGCTGTCCGGGAGGTGTCTGTGCCATGACTTATTCCTTATGTGTTGGGAAAGATTTGTGAGGCAGTCCAAAATGCAAGACCTATTGCTACTAACTTACCTTCTCTAGGTTGCGAAAGATAAGCAGCAAGACAGAAGCAGACGAATGCAAAGATGAGGAGAGTTAGTTTAATCATTCCTGCACCTCGATCACGTCGTATTCTGATTCCTGTTTACGCGCAGGCGCAAAGATATTGATGTTAACTTTAGGCGCGCGCCCTTCATCTTCCGCAGTTCTCTGCGGTTCCATGTCACGAACAATCGCGGACATGTTTCTCGCCACGGAAGATACGTCCTTCAGCTTTGCACTTTTTAGTTTTTCGGGAGTTATTTCTCGGAGGGCAGCTAACAACTTGCCTCTTGCGCGGCCAGCTATCTTTTCTTTTACTACGTTTGTATGGTTTATTAAATCCTTATTACCTGTATTGTAACTCGCTGTGCTCGTAGCCCCATTACTGTACGCGCTAACACTACTAGGACTTACTCCTACACTTTCGGCAAGCTGCATCGCACTTTGTCTACCATTTTCGATAGCGTCCTGTGCTATTACTCTTCTTAATGATTCAGGAACATTAACGTCGCCTGGACTTCGCCCATGCTGTGCCGGTACTTTAATCTCTCTAGTACCATTACGTGCCAGTTCCTTTTCTAATTCTTCGTCAGACACTAAGCCCATAGCCATTTTCTTTACTCCATATTTTTCTCCTTGTGGAATATGATGTACCGATGTACTCGATACACAATGGGCGTATTCCAAGCGCCGGAGAGAGTCTAGCACAAATCGCGGTAAAAGTCAAGGCCCATTTCATTGGCATTTCCGTACATCTTTTGAACCGGCATGTCTATCTTTACATGTAAAATATGAGACTCTATTTTGAAAATGTGGCCTATTAGTCAATAGTTATGTCGGGAAGCCGCGTGCAGGTATGAGACTCTATGTGCATTGGTGTGCAGGGGTGTGCAGGTATGTGCAGTCCTGTGTATTATGATAATGTGTTACAGGGATCCAAAAGGAAAGGCCCGCACGCGCGGGCCTATGTAGCGGGAAGGTAAGGACCGGATATAGAGTCCGGTCCCTGGTGGTTACGTGTTACTCAAGACCAAGGATCTGCTTCGCCAGCTTGGTTGCAGATTCCTCGGTATAACGCTTGTTGCCCTGCGCGTCCTTGGCTGCAACCATTCCAGCAACCATAGACTTGAGCTGCAACGCGGGATCCTCTTCCATCGTGGGCTTGATAACTCCAGCGTCGTCCAGCGCCTTTTGTGTGGTCTTCTGCCGAGAGTTAGCCTTGCGCGCCTGATTGACGACCGTCAAAATATCGTCCTTATCAGGAAGTTCCTTGGCCGGAATAGCGTCGTATGAGGTCAGGTGCTCATACTCGCCGGAAAAGGAAATTGCCGTTACAGGTGTGAAACCCGCCTTGAACTTCAGTTCCTTAAGCGGGCGCCCGTAGGCATTTTCGATTGTGCCATCAAACTGCACCGTTTTCACTCCTGCCGAGTCGGTCGTTACTGTCGTGTCAGTCACTCTGTTAACCTCTCACTTGGGCGGTATGCCCACTGCCTACAATAGCAGGAAAGGTGCCAAGTCTACATGTAATGAAAAGGCCCATTTGTACAATCTAGTCGCGGGGGAGTCTCCGCCAGGAGATACTTTATTCCACAATTCTGGAATTAGGCTGCCGAACCTGAGACTTCGCCTTGCCGCGGCATCACATACCATACATGTAATCGAAAGTTGCACACAACTGCATTAGCTGCTGTAAGCGATATCGACTTGCTGTAAGAGTTATTGACATCAATGTACGCTTGCGCGTATTCCATTATGCTGTAAGCAATGTCGCGCATGCGCGCCCGCTCTACTTGCTGTAAGAGTTAATGGATTACATGTAACAATAAGTATTTATGTCCCCAATAGATGACACCATGCTACTCTGTCTCTTACATGATGGGGCGGTATAGGCTATCTTGGATCCAGCAAGTATCGTACCAACGTGTGTATAAGTAAGTATACGGCTCTTTGTTTTTTTATTTTTTTTTTTTTTTTTAATTACATACTATTACTACATGTAAACAGTGTAAATCTTACCTATTGACAAAGTGGGTATAGGTGTGCTATAGTGTGCAGGCAGGCAGGTCGGGTGTCCTCAAAAGTGGACATAATATGTAAGGGAAAGGTGAAAAGGATATATACAATGGCTAGAGGTAAGCGACACATACATAAATACATGCGCGTTACTCTCAGTTACGCACAAGTTTGGAGGTGCGCGCTACCTGACTGTAACCATCACATGCCAAAACATATGGAGCCACTAATTGAAGGCCGCAATAGTATTTGCTGG